GCTGTTCGCACATCTACTGATATGAGCTCATATGGTGATTTTAACGATTTTGCAAATGGTACTTTTAAAGGTAGAGGTTTTCAATTTAGAATTTCAATAGATACTACTGATACAGCACAAAATCTTAATTTACAACAAGCTGGTTATACTGCAATTATGCCTTCCAGAACAGAGCAGTCATCAGTTATAGCATCAGGTGCAGGGGCAAAGGCGGTGACATTTGCAGCAGCATTTTTTGTTGGCACTTCTGCTCTTGGCAATCTAAATAGTTTTTTACCTTCTGTAAATATTTCCCCACAAAATATGGCAACAGGAGATTATTTTGAATTAAGTAGTATATCTGGAACTGGCTTTACAGTTCACTTTAAAAACTCAAGCAATGCTAGTATTGATAGGAACTTTACCTACAGTGCTGTTGGTTTTGGTAAAGGAGGTTAACATGGAGGAAAATAGAATTTAATTGTGGCTGACGTAACGAACTACACCATTGAAAATGCCTCAGGAGCTAATGTCAGAACTGACTTAAATAATGTTTTTGCTGCAATACAATCAAGCAATTCAAAATCTTCTGATTTAGCTTCAAGCCAGTGTGTTGCTGGTATGCCATTTTTGAATACCACAACTAATATTTTAAAAATAAGAAACTCAAGCAATGGCGGATTTACTGAGATAGGAAATATTGACCAAGCAAATTTAGGTTTATTATCTAAAGCTGGCGGAACTATGACAGGGCAGCTTTTAATTGATGATTCAAATAGTGCTGCTGCGCCAGCATTAAGTTTTGATACAGATACAGATTTAGGTTTATTTAGAAAGTCAGCAAATATTATGGGCTTTGCTGCATCTGGTACAGAACAAATGTTATTTGATGCAAATGGTATTACATTACAACTACAAAATGATCTTAGGTTTGCTGATGCTGATAGTAGTAATTATGTAGGTTTTAAAGCACCAGCCACAGTTTCATCAAGTCTTACTTGGGTACTACCTTCCGCTGATGCTGCAGTTTCTGGATATGCTCTTGTATCAGATGCTTCCGGAACGCTAAGTTGGGCTGCTGCAGGCGCAGGTGCGCAAGGTGCTGGTAGTGATAATATTTTTTGGGAAAATGACCAAACAGTTACACAGAGTTATACTATTACTAATGGACAAAATGCTGGCAGCTTTGGTCCAATTACTATACAATCAGGTGTAACAGTTACAGTTGGTGCTGGTGAAACTTGGACAGTCGTTTAAACTATGAGTCAACTTAAAGTCAACAGCATAATCCCAGTATCAGGAGTACCGACAGGTGGTGGTGGTGGTATAATTCAAATAAAACAAGCTGTTAAGACAGATACTTTCAGCCATTTAAATGAAGCTTTTGCAGATGTTACAGGTCTTTCTGTATCAATAACACCGACCTCTACTTCAAGCAAAATATTAATAAAATATGGTGGTTGTATAGGTTCAAACTCAAACAGAGTCGGTCATATAAAATTGTTAAGAGGTTCAACCGACATTTTTATTGGAGATCAAGGGGCAACAACATCACAAGCAAGAGCAAGTAGTACTTGTGTCCAAAATAATTCCTATTATGTATCTGCTTTTGGTGGTGAATTTCTTGATTCTCCTTCTACAACATCTGCTACAACTTATAAATTACAAATAGCTGCTGGCGATCAAGATTATCAAGTTCATGTTGGAAGATCACACGATAACAGCAATGAATTTAGTAGAAGTAAAACACCAAGTTTCATAACTGTAATGGAGGTGTCAGCATGATTACTTTCATGTATAATCTAATTAAAAACTGATAATGGCCTTAGATCACGAAGCAATTTTCAAAGCATACGCTGGAACGGTAGTTACTATTGATGATGGTGCTGGTGCTTTTGACGCAAGCGGTAATTCTGTTTCTCTTGAGCAAAGTAAGATAGATGCTGCAAGAACAACTTTAGACAATGAAGCTGCTGCAACTTTATATCAACGTCAAAGAACAGGAGTAGCTGGTACGACAGACACAATATACCCATCAATCGGAGATCAATTAGACAATCTTTATAAAGATATTCTCGCTGGCACGGTTACTTCAAGTGGTAGTTTTGCAAAAGCAATCGAAGCAGTTAAAGCTAAATATCCCAAGCCATGAGTACATTAAAAGTTAACACAATTCAAAATGTTTCTGGTGGTACTGATGTTACTAATCTAGGAAGGTGGAGAAAATTAAGTACAACAACAATTTCTAGTAATACTGCAGATGTTACTTTTAATAATTCAATTACTGGGGCTTTTGATACTTACAATTTATATGTGATAGTTTTCAACGAAACAAGATTTAGTGCCGATGATTCTAATTTATATATGAGAATTTTTGATAGTAATGGAGAATATACCTCTACAGAATACTCAACAAGAACACTTGATTCTGGTGGTGATGGGAATGAAACAGGACTAAGTTATTATAGAATGAATCGAGAATCAATAGGAAATAATAGTAGTGGTTCAGATATCTATGAAGATGTTTCTGGCCTAATATATATGACTAATTTTAAAGTCAATAGAAGGCATCAAATTCAAGGTTCTATTTCTTTTGGTGATACAAGTTCAAATAAAAGATTTAATCCGTTTGGTGGTGGGGTTAATGTAAATACTGCAACTACTGGCATTAAAATTTACCCACAAAATGGTCAAATAAATACTGGGAAATTTACACTTTATGGGGTAGCACAATGACACGTTATCATAACATCAATGGCGAAAAAATTGCTTTTACTTCAGCAGAGGAAACAGCTAGAGATGTAGAAGAAGCTGCTGCAATTACAGAAAAAGCTGCTAATAAATATAAAAATGATAGAAGAACATTTGGTGTAAAAACTTACCCAGAGTTATCAGAACAATTAGATCAATTATTTCGTGATGTAGCTGCTGGTAAGTTTGGTGCAGACGCACAAACAGGCGAATGGTACATTGCGATTAAAGAAGTAAAAGACACTAATCCAAAGCCTAGTTAATTATGAGCCAACTTAAAGTAAATTCAATCATTCCTGTAGGTGGTTTATCAGGCGGTGCTACTGGCGGGATTATTCAAAGTAAAAGCACAATTAAAACTGATGTGATGAGTTCATCAACAAATAATGCTTTTACAGACATTACTGGACTTTCAGTTGAAATAACACCTAGTTCTAATTCAAATAAAATTTTAGTGATTTATGACCTTAATGCTGGACATTCTGGAACAGGAAATGTCTCAGGCTTCAGATTAATGAGAGGTTCAACAGCAATAGCCATAGGTGATGCATCAAGCAGTAGAGGTAGATGGACAAACGCCTCTATGACTTTTCACTCTAATACTAATAATACTGTTAGAAGCGTAGGAATGACATTTCTTGACAGCCCAGCTACTACAAGTGCAACAACATACAAAGTTCAATTTTATAATGCCTCTGGTACGATATACATTAACAGAGATGGAGAAGATATAGATGGTGCTGGTCATGGTAGAGGAGTCTCTACAATTACAGTTATGGAAATTTCTGCATAATGGCAATTATTCCAGCCACAAAAGATTTTAAAGTTGTTCGCAGATCAGATTTTGGTATGCGTCTTACGATAAAAGACAGTACAAGTTCTGCTGTTAATTTAACTGGCTATACTGTTGCTGGTGAAGTTTATAATAAAGACAGATCGACAAAATATGCAGATTGGACAGTCGCATATACTGACAGATCAAATGGAATTGTTGATGTAAGTTTAACTGATGACCAGACAACAACTTTTACTCCAAACCAATTATTTTACGATTTTAAATTTACACAACCTAATGGCGAAGAAAATGTTTATATTAGAGGTACATTATTTATGTTGGTAGGTTACACAGCATGAGCAATTCAGTTACAGTTTCACAGGTTTCAGATGTAACCACAGTTGAAGTAACAACAGCTGGACCCCAAGGTCCTAGCTTTGCGACATCAAATACAAGTTTAAATGATTCAAGCAAAGTAGATGGTTCTGTTGTTTACTATGACTCTACTTCTGCTACATTTAAGGCAGACAGCACAACAACCAAACTTACACTCGTTAATGGGGGAAATTTTTAAGTCATGTCCAACACTATAAGAATAAAAAAAAGATCAGCAAGTGGAAGTGCTGGTGCCCCTTCAAGTTTATCCCCGTCAGAATTAGCTTTTAATGAAGCAGATTTAAAATTATATTATGGGTTTGGTGATAATGGTTCTACACCGCCATCTGCAAGTTCAATAATAACTGTAGGCGGTTCTGGTGCATTTTTTAGCCAAACAGCCACAAGAACTGCAAATACTATATTATCAGGTCCATCGAGTGGGTCGGCTGCTGCACCAACATTTCGTGCTTTAGTTGCTGCAGATTTACTTAAATTAAATGAATTTACTGCACCTGATGGTGCGGTTAGTCTTAACAGCCAAAAGATTACAAATTTAGCTACACCAACAGCAGATGCTGATGCTGCGTCAAAATCTTATGTAGATGGTGTCAGCCAAGGGTTAGATGTTAAAGATTCTTGTGTTGCTGCTACTACTGCAAACATAACAATATCAACTGCTCTTAATAATGGAGATACACTTGATGGTGTAAGTCTTTCAACTAATGATCGTGTACTTGTAAAAGATCAATCAACAGCTTCAGAAAATGGTATTTATGTTGTAGGTTCTTCACCTGCAAGAGCAGATGATTTGGCAACTGGTGCTGATGCTGCAGGGTTTTTCACATTTGTAGAGCAAGGCAGCGTAAATGCCGATAATGGGTTTGTTTGTACGAGTAATAAAGGAAGTGCTGTGGTGGGCACAAATAACCTTACCATTGCACAGTTTTCTGGTGCTGGCCAGATTACAGCAGGTGATGGGTTAGACAAGTCAGCAAATACGTTATCAGTTGATCTCAAATCTAATGGTGGAATTGTAATTGAATCAACAGAAATGGCTGTTGACCTTTCTGCAAGTTCTATTACAGGCACCCTAGCTGTAGGTGACGGTGGAACAGGTGCTACAAGCGCCTCTGCTGCACGAACAGCACTAGGTTTGGTAATTGGTACAGATGTTGAAGCACATAGCGATAAACTAACAGAGCTTGCCACTATGGGGCAGACAACCGCTAATGCTTTGGCTGATTTATCGGAAGCTGAAGTACAAATATTAGATGGTGCAACAGTAACAACTGCTGAGTTAAATATTATGGACGGTGGCACTTCTGCTACATCAACAACTCTTGCTACAGCAGATCGTATGGTTATGAATGATAATGGGACCATGAAGCAGGTAGCGTTAAGCGATTTGGTCACCTTTCTGGAGGACGGAGCAACCTCTGGTTTTGATGTTAATGGGGGCACCTATTAGAAATTAATTTTTAAGGAGGTGGTCTTATGGCAGTTACAATTAAGCTTAAAAACGCAAGTGGCAGTGACCCAAGTGCTAGTGATTTAGTTGTTGGCGAAGTTGCAATAAGAACAGACAACGGCAAATTATTTACAAAAAAAGATGATAATTCTGTTGCTGAAATATCAGGTGGTGGTATTGATGATGGAGATAAAGGGGATATCACTGTCAGTAATAGCGGTGCAACTTTTACTATTGATAATGATGCAGTTACTTATGCAAAAATACAAAATGTATCAGCAACAGATAGGTTATTAGGTAGAGATTCAAGTGGTGCTGGTGTTATTGAAGAAATAGCTCCAAGTGCAGTAAGAACAATGCTTGGACTTGCAACTTCAGCAACTACAGATACAACAAACGCTTCTAACATTTCATCTGGAACGCTTGCAGCAGCTAGAGTTGCAACATTAAACCAAGACACAACTGGTTCTGCAGCGACCTTAACAACAGCCAGAAATATTGGAGGAGTAAGTTTTGACGGATCAGCTAATATTAATCTTCCGGGTGTTAATACCTCTGGAAATCAAGACACATCTGGAAACGCAGCTACAGCAACAGCTTTGGAAACTGCCAGAACTATTGCAGGGGTATCGTTTGATGGTACGGCAAATATTTCTTTAAATAATAATGCAATAACTAATGGGGCTGGTTATATAACTGCAACTTTAACTCAAGAGCAAGTTGAAGATTATGTCGGTGGGATGGTAACTGGTAATACTGAGACAGGAATTACTGTCACATATCAAGATTCAGACGGAACTTTGGATTTTGTTGTTGGAACATTAAACCAAGACACAACTGGAACGGCTGCTATCGCAACGACTGTTACTGTAGCTGACGAATCTTCTGATACCACTTGTTTTCCTGTATTTTCAACCTCTAATTCTGGAAATATAGCTCCTAAGACAGGCAGTAATTTAACATTTAATTCATCAAATGGTACATTAACTGCAACTGCATTTTCTGGAGATGGATCTGCATTAACAGGAATATCGGCTGGAGCTACAGGTGGTGGTTCTGATGAAATTTTTTATGAAAATGGGCAAAATGTGACTACTGATTATACTATTACTAATGGCAAAAACGCTATGTCCGCTGGTCCTATCACTATAGATAGCGGTGTTACTGTTACTGTAGGGTCTGGCGAAACTCTTACTATTGTTTAATTATGAAAGTTACTACTGAAAAACAAATTTTAGAATGGAAAGAGGAACTTGATAGGCAAGTAAAAACAAGAGACCATGCAAAAAAAGTTCTTGAAGAGGCTATTAATAATATTAACGCTTTACAGGGCGGTATTCAGTTTGGGGAGTTGTTATTGAAAAAGAACGAGTCATTAAACCAGCCAACAGGTACAGTGGAGCTAGGCCAACAATCAAAAAAAGCACCATCAAAGAAATAGGTGCCAAAGCCTTTATTAATGCCTCTTTTATCATGTTTAACAAAATTTGTCAGATAGCCTCATTATTGTCTCTTTTATTATCAGGGTCAATGGCTGCCTTTGGTTTCGTTGCAATACGCTATATGGGAAGTCCAGAGTTTGAAAGAGATTTAAAAAACAAACTTATGGGTGATTTACAAGAAAAAATAATGGAAGAAATACCATTGCAAATGCCTACAGAAACTTTCCCTGCAATGCCTCTTTAATGAGTATTCCAGATTTAAATATTCCAGATGTACAAATACAACCTATATACGATTTTACAAAACCAGTAGAAATAATACCTTTAACAATTAATGTACCGGGCTGTACATACCAACATAGAGATATAAAAAACACAGGAAATAGAAATTTATTACTTGATGACCCTAATGGCGTATTTACTGTTTGTGATGCACCGTTTCCAAGTTTTAACCCAATGGATTACCAGCCAAACAATTTAATTATGTCAGAGGAAACCCCAATAATATCTAGTCCGCCTGAAGTACCTGAAACAAAACCTCCTGTTACACAAAACCCTGTAGAGAAAGAAGAGGTGTTTTTTATTAAATGCCCTGACCCTGAGAAAGACCAACGCATTGGTGACTTTCGTAACGATAAAAGACTAGAACGTGTTGTCGGGCATAAATTAAACGAAGATGGAAGCAAATGCATAACTTTGTATGAGGACACCAGCTTTACCGAGCAGTACATACCTAATGTCCCTGCTATTACTAATGCTGCTGCTATTGCTGTGGTTGCCGCTAGCACTCCGATTCTTATTAATATTGTAAAACCTCTTGTAAAACAGATTATTACAAAATTGACTAAGAAAAAAAATAAGGTAAAATAAATTTGTCGAAGATAAGG